TGACTGTTTAATTTGCTTTTTCTTCTTTCAAGCCTTTTAACGGCATTGTAAACTTCGGTGGTATCTATTTCCTAACTCTTTAATTATCTCATAAGACATTATGTCTCCCTCTTTGATTCCACATTGTTTACACATTAGTTGTGGTAGTGTTTTCTCATTCTCTAGTATTACTACATTATCACATTTTGTTTGTATGTAATGGGATCTTAGTTTGTATCTTACTATTGCGTTTACTAGGAGGATTCTATTCATATCTTTAATATTATTCATTAGGTTTATATATATTTATTACTTGTTTATTTTTTCTTTTTAGTTTATTGCTTATTTCGTATATCCATATTATCTTAGGTAATCCTGTTTTCACAATAGCCTCTCCTTGCTTTACTGCTTTTCTTAGGTTGTGGCTATATGGTCTATCTATACTTAAACTTCTAGGGTGATATGTTTTATCCCCCCACTCAATATATTTGGTTGGTGTTGTTTCTCCTATTTGTTTAAAATTAGCAGCTTTGTATATTGTACCATTGTGTCCTACGGTTTTATCACTATACGATAACACATAATTATAATCAGTATTACTAGCACACCATCTAATTATTTGGGATAAAAACCAAGATTCACTATTCTTTGGAGATTCATCTAAACAAGCCATTCTTCTAATGTCAATACACTTCTTATACTTTTTCTCGTGTCTAGGTTTACCTAAAACACTACCACCTACTAGTATGTCATCTATAAACATAGCAAAACAAACACTTATCCCTCCACCCATTGCACCTTTTTTATAGTGGTACTCCTCAAATATATGTCTTATGTCTTTAAACCTACATATTTTAACATAGGCTTTGCTTTTATCTAGTTTGTTTTCTTTTATAGTTTTATTAAATAATGATATTTGATTAGTTTTGCTCAAGGTATCTAAATTTAAGTGGGTTGTTTTTAAAGAACATAAACTTTAGAGTGCCTACACTTCTGTTTAATACCTCTGATGCTTGTTGCCAACTATCAAAGGTCATACCTAATACCTCTGAGTGGATTAGCTTTGCCATTTGGTTGTCTGCGTATCTTACTACTCTTGTCTCTCCTCTTAAGAACTTTAGCATATCCTCGTTGTATATTCTGTGTCTATGTGATGTACTAAGTTCTGCTTGTTCTGCATAGTATCTTAGTAGTCCTTGTTTCATCTCTGGTGTCATATCTTGGTCTGTTTAAACTATATTATCTGTTCATACAACTGAGTAGTCTGTTTCCCATAGGATATTATCGTAGTGTTCTATGAGTGTACCCAGTATTAATAGTCTTGAGTATTGCTCTTGTGTGATTTCTAACATATCGAATCTTGGTTTACCATTTCAAATTCTACTTCTGATTCTCTTATGATTACTTCCTCATACATATCCCTTACTAAGTTGTTTAGTTGTTCTATGTCTTTGGGTTGTAATAGTGGTACTTTGTTTTTTATGAATCGAATCTTAGCCTCTACATCTTCCTCCTTTTCGAAATCTAACCTGTAACTCCAGGATCTCATTATTGGAGAGGTAGCTAAATACATATCTAACTTCTGTAGGGATACTACCACAGAACTATGCGTGTACTTATATCCTCTCTTGGTGAGTTCCTCTGCTATCCTTTCAACTGTGTAGAATAACTCGTTTTTCATTATACCCATTAGTAGTGTCCTAGCCTCTACATATTCTGTTTGTCTAGTCTTTCTGAATATATCTAATCCTGATACTTCTTTTACCCTATCTATTATTTTATCTAAATCTGCCATATCTTATTGTAAATATATATCTAACTCATCTTTAAATTCCTCTAACATAGCTTTTGCTATTTCTTCTGATTTAACAGCTATTCCGAACACAGATAAATTAAAGTCATCGGAACGCTCTATATTGAAATCTAAATCCTCATTATGAGTGATTCCCCATTTCTCTTGCCTTTGTCCTTCCCAACGAGCTTTCCATCCCTCATTATGTATTAAAGCAAAGAGATTCATTCTGTTCATTAAATCTACTTTCTTAGCAAATAGTTCTGCATCTGAATATTCTTTATAGGAAAAAGGGGTTTCTCCTATGCTGTCTGCTTTGTAAATACCACTATAGCACCCTTGATGAACATAATACCTACCTTTAGCTTGTTCTTTCCAATCTTTCTTTTCTTTCTTTTCCCTGTCAGCTATTAACTCTTTTAATTCGCCTATTGTGTAATCATCTATCTGTTTCATATCTTTTGTTTTAAATGTTTTTTATTACTGCTAGTAGTGATATTAGTCCTACTATTATATATCCTATTATTAATGCTATTAGTATTTTCTCTTTCATATCGAATCTTGCTTAAAGTATTCCCTCTATGTAATACTGATCTAGGTCAGCACCATTCAAGAAGAATGTTTCGTATGACTTAATAGATTCCTCTACCTTTTTCTCTCCTCTAAAGTAGAACTCCTCAGAACAATGATAGATACCTATATCTAAACTACCTTTGTCAATAGCTATAAAAGTAAAGTCTTTGTAGTCTATGTCAAACAAGTGGCAGTAAAGATAGCATTGTATATCATACGAGTACTTCATAGCTGAGAACTTAAATGCTTTTAAATCGGTAGTAGTTTTTAAATCAACAACTCTACCAGCACCAAGCACATCCGCCTTTCCTCTAAAGGGCATACCCATTACCTCATCAATCGCTGGGATTTCATATTCGCAGTCAGTCATATACTCCATAGCTTTCTCGTTTCTCCAAAAGGCATCAGCTAATCTCTCTGCTTGTTTCTTCTCTGTTTTAGTAAATACCTTTCCGTGTTGCTCTTTAGCTAACTTATAAGCCTTAGTGTTCTTGGAGGCTACATCCACAAATACCTGTGAGTTAAATACCTCAGGTTCTAATATAGCAGTATGGAATAGCCACCCATCTCTTAGTGCCTGGTGTTCAGCTTGTCCATAAGTAGTTACATTGTAGTAAGTCTTTGGACTGCTTAGTAGCATCTTTAAACTGGAACTGCTTAGTGCGGCTTTAGATAGATAACCATAGTAAAAGCTATCATCCATCATATTGTCTAGTAGTTCTGACTTATCCCAAGTCTTTCCATCGAGGAGTGTTATTTCTTTCATCTGTCTATTTGTTTTTTAATTGATTTATCTCTTAGTTCGCTAATATACTGAATTTCTCTTTCAATATAGTCCTTAGCCTTATATAAGTCTTGTAACTCATTATCTTTCTTTCCTGCTCTGATAATATACTTTACTACATTACCTCTGTTAAAATTAAGCTGGTAGTCTTGTATGACATCTATTAGGTCATACTCTCCTGTTGCTTCGTAGTGAATTGCATTACCCCGCATATCTATTCTGTTTTAGTTTCTGATTCCTCTTGTGAATCCTTAATATCCTTTTGTAGTTGTAAGTTAGCCTGAGTAAATCCATCCATACGCTTCATAGTTTCCATTGTTACTCCAATGTACTGCTCTAGTGTTTTCTGTTGTAAAACTATTGCCTCTATCATTTTAGAGTGGATGTTTAGCTTGTTTCTCATTTGTATTAATTCTTTCTCTTGCATATAATTTATAATAGTGAGGCTTGAAAGCACTCGGTTGAACAATGATCCCCATCACAGGGTTTCCCACATTCACTACATTGGTTTTCTTCTGAGTGGTGTAGTTCCCACATCCAATCATCTAGTCTGCTCATAATAGTATCTGTAATTTGGTTTCTAATTCCTTTATCTGTTTGTGTAGTAGTTCGTTTTCTTCCTCTGCTTTTCTTGCTCTCATTACTGCGTTCTGCTTTCCTCTCCTTTGCAGGGATAACTCTTGATTGTTTGCCCATATCTCTACATCAGCTTGACAAGTGTATTGGTATATGTCTGTGAGTGCTTTAAGTAGGGTTAGAATCTTAGGTGCGTTCTGATTGTTTACATTCTTATCACTCCACTCCAGGAGTATCTTGGATGCCTCTGTAAAGTAACCATTTATAATCTGTCTCTTTAATGTGTCCATCTGTGTAATGTTTATACGAATATACTTATTGTTTATAACTCTACCAAATTTTTAACATTTATTTTATTCATTCAGATTGATGATAGTCGCTTGGCTTTCTTCTAGTAAGTACACCTCTTTGGTTTTCTTCTTACCATCCCACAGAGTTGTAGTAGGACACCACTTATCCTCTGATACTGGCATAGTAATCTGATTAAGCCAAAACATATAGTTCCCCTTAGGATCATTAACAAAATATAGCTTCACATACTCCTCATCCATAGCCATTAGCTTATCATATTTAAACCTCTCTAGCATTTTAGATTCGTAGTACTTTTGTCTGAACTTCATCTCTACTACACATTTAATTCCTTTAGGTGTTTCTCCTATAGCATCGTAGTGATCGAAACCACCACCACACCATTCTAACTTCCAACCATCCATATTTAATAACATAATGGTAGCTTTTTCCCACTTGTGTACTCTACTTATATCCATTCAATGATAGCTTTTCTAGGTCAGTAATCCATATCTTAGTCTGTTTAGGGTTGCAACTACAAGGTTTAGCAAACCTGTGATTAAAATACTTTGCGTGTAACTGTCCTAATAACATAGCTTCATCAGATGCTAGTGGTTTGTTGTTGTCTCTTTTATATACATAGTCTACTGCTATAAACTTAAAGTAGTCTATCTTATCCATTTGTTGTTCAAACATCTCACTAATTGTCATCTTTGCAAGGTTTACAAGTTAAACTATTAAGCCATAATTCTCTTTCGTGGCATCCACAAGATTCATATCCTAGTCTAGTAGCTACCCAGTAAGCTATCTCATAAGCATTACCTAAAGTGATAAGTTCTGTGATTGCGTGTACAATAGTGCCTAATTTAATATAGCATCCTATCTCAGCTATTCTTCTAATCCTATTTCCCATAGTATTTTCTTTATTTTGGTTTTTACTTTTTTATATGTGTTGTAAAGCGAATAGTAGCTTATATTTGTTTTTCTGCTTAGTTCTGATATGCTCTCTCCACCATCTACTATCTCATATATCTTTTTGTCGTACCAGTATAAGTTATCTAGGAACTTGTTTAGTTCGCCCTCTATTAATGTGTAGTCTAAATCTTGCTCAATCTGTTGGTCTAAAACATCATCTAAGTCTATTAAGACAACCTTAGCTTCCTTTCTCTTATAATCTAAGAAGATTGTAGTAAGCGTTCTAAAAATATAAAAGTGGTTGATGTCATCCTTGTAGGAGATGTCCTTTCCTTTCTCTAAGAGAATACCTATCTTAAGATACATATCTGATACAATATCCTCTGCCATTTCTTTATTGCACCCAAAAGAAGATACAATGTCTAACCAATCCTGGTGCTTTGCAAATACCTTTTCTAAGACTTCCATATAGTAATGTGGATTCCAACAAATAAAAACATTATGGTTACCTGTGAATAAAACTCCTCCTCAGGAACTTCATCAAAGTCAGGTTCGAGATTAGGATCGTAATATAATACTCCTAATGCTACTCCGTAAATCTTAATTATCTGTGTGTGAATCTCTACATTACCTATACTTATTTGCATATTTATTTTGTCTATTTAATGATTGGTGAATTTAACTGATGTAGTATATTCTTCCCATCAATAGCGAACCCTACATTATCAGGTAAGGAACGCAAACGAATAGGAGAATCTAAACTGGTTGGTCTACCTCCTGTATCTGTGTCTTTTATTTTTCTTATATGTATCTCTGAATACATCCAGTCTGTAGGATGCTGAGTGTATCTATGTATTACCATAAAGTCATCTGCTCTGTTTACGAACTTACCACCTCCCTCTACATCTGCTGACATAGGTGGGATAGGATGACCTGCAAACTCGTGTTCTTTAGGATGTAGCTTTCTTAATGCATCAGTAGCAGCGTGTGTGTTTAGCCATATAGCTGCATTATTTTTACTACAAAATATTCTCATCTCAGATGCTGCTTGGTAATCGTAATCGTGTGTTGATAATCCTCTTAATAGTTCTTTGTCTTTTGTAAGTGAATTATAAGGGTCTATTAGTAAACCATCATAGTTCCAAGCATCCTTTATTTTTTCAGCCTCAGCTAGTAGTTTTTTATAACTGTATAACTCATCTGCACTAATAATCTTAAAATGTTCGTTTATCCACTTTAATCTTTCTTCTAAAACGCTATCCTCAATCTGAAATATAACCAACCCCTCCATAAACTCTACCAGCTTTCTAACTAAGGAATAAGCCTCGTTCTCACTTGAGAATATTAACCATCTTAAATCGTGCTTAACTGCATACAAAAGCATCATATAAAACATCGTTGTTGTCTTACCAACATTCGAATGCCCAAGTATTACATTAAGTCCTCTCTTAAATCTAAAGTATTCATCTATCTCCTTTACACCTAGAGATAAACCCTCCTTGATTTCTCCTCTGCGTACCTTTTGTATCTTGTCTTTTAAATCTGTGAATTTTACTATCATATTATTACCCCCATTGGTCAGCAATAGCTTTTGCCATTCCTGGAAATGTTTTACTTCTTAATGTTCTTCTTTCACCAGGTGTTTTAGCTTGTTTTAAAGCATCAAAAAACCACTTAGCTTGTCTTTTCTTCTTTCCGCTCTTATCTACCCATTCAATAAATTCCCCTTTTTCTACTACATCAGTAGGTACTAATTTAGGTAAATTTTTTAACCACAGACAAGTACTTTTACTAGCTTTATCTCCAAACATATAAGGGTGTACTATTTGGTCTGGTTTTCTGATATGTGAACTAATTACACTAATAGGATTCTCTATTGCTATTTTATTTATAGGTGCATCCATTAATTTTTGTACAAATTCTAATGCTTCTTGTTGATTGTCATATCTTTCTTGATTAATACTACCATCTTTATTATACATCCATCTTGCCCCACTTACTGCTAAATAAGTACAAGGAGGATGTGCTATCATTAAATCATAACTATCATTTATATAGTCAAATACATCTCCTTGCAAATGCCATTCAGGATGACCTCCACTACAAGGTAATATATCACAACTATACGCTTCGTGTCCTAAATTTCTAAATTCTTTTGTTATCGCCTGGCTTTCTTCACAAGCTACTAATATTTTCATAATCTGTGTGTGTTAATTAAAAAAGGGGTAGTTTCCCACCCCTAATATACTAATTAAAATGGTAAACCAGCATCATCTACCTCAACAGGTTGTCTGTTAGGAGAATGCTCTGCAGCAGTTACCTCTTTTGGTTTCTGATAAGTGTTTACCTCGGTAAAAAATTTAGCATTGTTACCATACACTTGCTTAATATCTACCTTAATAAAGCCATCTGTAGCTTGTCCTTTTAGATCTTGGAGAGAACTAATTACCTCATCTATCTTAAGTGATAGGGTAAAGGGTTTCCACTCAATCTCATTCTTGTATGCGTACATACCATTTACAAATACTTTTTCTTTTTTTTCCATCTTTGTTGTTTTAGGTGTTAATTATTCTATTATCCGTTATATACATATTGTTCTATCTCTCTTGCTAATTCGATAATATCTCTACCTGCATTAGCACTCTCACTTAAATACCTAGCTGCAGTTGCTGCACTAGATTGTCTAATGATATACTTTTGCACATCATCTTTACTACCACTTACTTGTGGTTTAAATGCTGGTTTCTGTTCTTGGATAACCTTTGCAGAGTTATACTGCTCGTTTGTTACTTCAAATTGGATTTCTTCTCCTATCTTGTGAGAGAACTCTCCTTTGGCTAAAAAGTTGTAAACCAACCCAGTTGCCATTGTTACACGATACTTGTTAAAAGCACCATACTTGTTGCTAAATTCTCCATTAGGATCAATGCCTGTAATCTTTCCTGTTAATTGCATATCTAATTGTTTATCTATTTGTTTACTTATTTACTGGTTTAATGATTGTGATAGTGCAAACTCTAATACCTGCACTTTTGCCTCTAGTTCTTCCACTCTGTTTTCGAGTGCTTCGATTCTTAGTTGGTGTAGTCTTTTTAAATCTTCTGTGTAAGTCATAACTCTGTGTTAAATAGTTTAATGAAATCATAAATATTCTCTAAGTCATACATATCACTCATTGATCTTAAAGATAATACTTCTTCTAAAGTAAGAGATAATACTGATTCTTTCTTCAAGGTCTCCATTAAAGACTTGTAAGTAGCAGGATATTCATCCTTGTTCTTTTCGATTGCAGCTAGGCAATCTTTGGGTAATCTGTCTAATAACATATCTGTA